GCCCATACTCTTGAGCGCTGCGCCCAGGGCGGCGGCTTCCGCGCTGCTCACTTCAAAGGCGGCCGTGGCCTGCCCCACCTCGGTGCCCACGGCCGCAATTTCGCTTTCCGTGGCCGCAAACTGGTTCCCCAGCGCCACGATAACGGCGCCCAGCGTATCCACCTCGCCAGCGGCTTCGCCGGCCACATTCAGCATGCGGCCCAGTGTGGTCGCTGCCTCTTCGCCCTGCATGTCTGTGGCCATGCCCAGCATGCCCACAGTCTCGGTAAAGGCGAGGATGTCGTCCTTGCCCTGCACACCCAGCTGACCAGCTGCCTGGGCGATGCCAAGCAGCTCCGCCGTAGTCGCTGGAATGGTGGTGGTCAGCTGCTGGATGTTGTCACCCAGTCCGGCCAGCGCGTCGCCGCTTATGCCCGTGGTCTTCTTGATGCCAATGAGCCCGTCGTCCAGCGTGGCAAACTGGTCCAGCATGTGGTGCAGGGCCATGCCCGCCCCCAGCCCCGTCAGGGCGCCTCGCAGCGAAGTGACGTTGCGTGTCAGCCCCTGCACACTGGCCGAGGTGCGCCGGAATGTCGCGGTGGCTAAGTCCCGTGCAGAGACGATGATGCGTGTATGCTGATCGCTCATGCTTCACAGTTCCTTTACTTCCTGGTAGGTGCCTTTCTATACAGGAGGTTCGTTTATGGCTCTCATCTCTTGCCCGGATTGTGGGCACACCGTGTCGAAGTCGGCGGTTTCGTGCCCGCAATGCGGGCGGCCCATCACGGCCCAGACTGTCCAACTCACGGCAAAGCGGTTTAAGGCCACACAGCTTGGGGGCTTGCTTCTCTTTGCCGTGGGGTTCTATCTCTTCAACTCCATCAGTGTCCTTTTTGGCCTTGGAGCGATGGCGCTGGGCCTTGGCGGTTTTGTCTTTGGCATCATCGGGAGCTGGTGGCACAACCGCTAAGTCTCGTTCCTCTCACTCGCTCGTTGCAATTCAAACCGTTCCAACGCCTGCACCAGCTCCAGCACCCTTGGCGTCACGTCCACGTCCACAATGTCGGCCACGGCAAAGAGGGCGGGGTAGTCCAGCCCCACCACGCCAAAGCCCGTGGCGCGCCACTGGGTGCAGGCCGCCCGCCACAGGCGGTAGGCCTCGGCGTTGTCTGCGCGTAGCTGCGGGCGGCTTTCCAACCACTCGCAGCCGGCGCAGTGTGGTGGGCCTAGCTGGTGCTTTCGGCAGTCGGCGCAGTAGGCTGCTCGGTCTGGGTCGGACTCCCATTCCCAGACCGAAACAAGTTTTTTATGGCCTCTTCGGTGGCACCATAGGTGAAGGCGATTGTCGCGTGATACACCGCCAGCGTGTCGCGGTTGCTTTCGCTCAGCGTCTGGCACGTGGCTTCGCCGTAGGCGGCGTGCAGCACCGCGTCCACGTGGTCGTTCACGGCGTCTTCGTCGGTCCGGTCCAGGGCGCGTTCACGCTGGCTCATGGCCTTGGCGTCCGTGCGGCTCAGGGAGGCGATGGAAAAGGCCTCGCCGTTCGTCAGGGTAATATCCATTACAGCACCTCGTGGGCGTCATTGTTGGTCAGGGTCACCACAACGGCGGAGCCGCCCGCGTGGTCGTCCAGATAGGCCTGCCACGGCAGTTCCAGCCGGATGCCTTGGGGGCCGTCCACGCCCGGCGTCTGGCGGGAGAACTGCACCTCGTTAAACGCAAACGTCAGGCGCGAGTCCGCGCCGCCGTCAAAGGTGATTTCAAGGCTCGTTTCTTCGCTGGTCATGGCCTTGTCCAGCAGGGTCATATCCGTGAACAGACACGTCATGGAGCCGGAGACGGACAGCAGCCCCTCGGGGATGTCCCCGCGTACGCCGCCGCCACCAATCACGTAGCCGTCGCCGTCCAGATTGAAGTTGATGTCAAAGTCCATCGCCGTGCCGATGCCCAGCACCTGCCCGCCTTCCTTCACGCTGGCCTGAAAGTTGTTCAGGCGTTTCAGGGAGAGCGGGGTGGGGTCGGCCTGATAGGGCGACGGCGAAAACTCCTCGGTGGCGCCCATGATGTCCAGCCCGGCGGTCAGCTCGCCGTCACCGCCCACACTCATGGACAGGCTGCCCACCTTGCACCCCGCGCAGGTGGCGTAGCTCACGGGCGTGGTGGCAAAGCGGTTCTCCAGAATCATGCTCGGCTGGGTGTCGCCCACGGTGAAGGTGTGCGTGTACGGTCCCGTGCCCGTGGTTTCGGGCGCGCCAAAGGCGGCCGCCAGCCAGTACCAAAATGCGCAGGAGTCCACGGGCACCGTCACCTGGCCGGATACATCCAGATTCCCGTCAAAGGGCATCACGGGGTTGCGCGTGCCCGTGATGGTGTCGCTGTTGTTTTTGGCGCGGCTGCCCCGCACGCTGTACCCGTTAATGGGCACAACCACGGCGCCGGGGATGTCCGGCGGCGTGCGGAATGCTTTTTCAAAGTCGAGAGCGATGCGGCTTTTGTAGCCTCTGGCCTGCGGATTCATACGCGTACCTCCTACCAGTCGCGCGAGCCGTCGAGCACGGCGTCGGTTGCGGTTGTGATTTCCAGCCCCTTCATCACCAGCGGATAGGCATCCGGGAAAAGTTCTCCCTCCACCGTCTGCGGCAGGTAGGGCGTGCGGGAGAGGGCGTCCAGCACCAGCGCGGCCAGCTCCTCCACTTGGCCGATGGCCGGGTAGACCACCACTCGCCCGTCGTTTCCTGCAGGTGTCCGTCCGGCTTCCTCGGCGGACACGCAACACACCACCACCAGCGTGTACGAGGGCCGGGCGTTCTCCAGTCCGGTGCTGTCGGCGAGGCCCTCAATGGCAATCCATGGGCAATCCTCTACGGACGGCGGGTGGCGGCTGTCGGAGCCGTCAAAGAGTACAGGCAGCTTGCCCAGCTCCGCCTCGGCAAAAGTGCTCAGCGCTGCGTCTGTTTGCAGCGCCTGCACCCACGCGCCGGTGATGTCGGTCAGTTTGGGAAAGTTCATGCGCCCTCCTTGAGCAGCCTATTAACGTAGCGCGAGGCCTCGCGGGCGTGGAATCCGCGCAGATAGGCCTGTATGCGGTACTCCACGCGCTGCACGATTTCGTTTTCCTTTTGCGCGAACAGCGGCGCCACCAGCGGGCGCGGCTCGTTTTCGATAAATTTGGTTTCCTTGGCGATGGGGATGCCGGCAGCCCAAAACATGCGCCGCATGGCGGGCGTCACAGGCTGGCGGCGCTTGAAGGGGAAGCTCCCGGCCCCGCCCAGCAGGCCGCCCTGCAGCATCTTGGCAAAGGGCGCCGTGCGTCCCAGAAAGCCCACGGTCAGCTGCATCTTTTGGGGGTTGTAGTTGTAGCGCACGCCGCCCCTACCAATCATCTTGCCGGAGCCGAAGGCCTGCTTGTGCCCTGGCCGGCCCAGCCGCCGATACGGATTGCCCGTGGTCAGGGCGGCGGAGAGGCTGCCGGCGTTTCGCAGTTTTTTGCGCTTCCAGCTCTTTTTGATCAGGCCGCGTTGCCCGCGTTCAATGGGGCGGTACACGCTTATGAGGGAGCGGTCCGCCCACCGCTGGCCGATGGTCTTGCCGCCGGAGCGCATGGCGGTCTTGATCTGTCCGGCCAGCCAGTAGCCTTGCGAGCGCACGGCCCGGTCAAATTCCTTGGGGAAGGTTTCGGCCAGCCAATGCATGAATGGCCCGGCGTCGCCGTCCATCCGCACCAGCGTGTTCCCGCGTCCCGGTGCGGGCAGCCCGGTGTTTTGCCGCAGCATTTACCTGTGTCCTCCGCGTTCACCGCGCGAGCACCACAGCCGCCACATGGCCCCGCACATGGCCGGGCCGCTCCGGCGCACGGTCCACACCGCGCCGCTTTCGTCGGTCAGGGTGTCGGCGTCGCGCCGGGGCGTGGGGATGTCCTCGGCGTGGATGAGGGCCAGCGCCCACAAGGCCTGCGCGTAGCCGAATTCGCTGGCAACGCCAGACGGCGCGGACGCCATGTCCGGCTCCCGGTTGAGGAGTGCCGGCACGCTCGCGGCCTTGCCGCCTCGGGGCGCGTACACCACCGCTTCGGCGCCGGGGCCGCCAAGAATCACGCGCGCGTCACGCCGCATGAAGTCCGGGGTGGTCATTTCGCCGCCGCCTTTTCTTCACGCATCAGCCCCCGCGCGCGGAAGAATTCCAGCACAATGGGCATCACGTTCTTGATGGCCCGCTCGCCGAAAAGGAACGTCAGCACAAGAAAGTTCAGCCCCACAAAGGCCACACCCTCGGGCGTCCATGAGCCGGGCACCAACTGCCCATCGCGGAACATGGACGGCGTTTGCATGGTGATGGAAATGCGCCCGGTAAATACGCCAACGTCCGCCCACAACGTCATAAAGCCAAAGGCCGGGCGCTGAAGCCCGCGCAAAAACACAATCACCCGGCCAATAAGGCCAAACTGCGCAAGGTCTTTGGCCGTTCCCTCCATGGCTTTGATGCGGTCATTGAATGCCGCCACCATCTGCGCCGCGCGGTCCATCAGGTCCATGTTCCGCTGGTGCTCGGCGTCCTTGATGCGCATGGAGAGCTGGGCCTTTTCCGCCTCGCTCATACTTGGGGGAAAGTAGTCCTGCACCGCATCGATGATGGACCCCACAGCGCCCTTGCCGTCGCCGCCGAAAAGCAGGTTCTTTGCCGTCGTCAGCAGATTCATGCCCACCTCCTAGCTATAGAGCC